CACTCCTTTCATTAGGTTTCCTTCTCCTTTTACGTGTTGAAAATCAAAAACGTAACCTCTTCTCCACAACGCCTCTGGGTGTTCTATACAATCTTTAGTGGTAAACCCTTGTAAATTGGTAAAGTTGTTTGTTGTTAACAATATGATTTCACTATTAAAATATTTGGTATCCTTTAAACTAGCTTCAGCACAATCTAAAGGTAATTTCACTGCAGATACCCAATTAATCAAATTTCTCCATTGGGATTTACCCATTTGCCCTACATCATCCATATAAAATATTTCTTCATTATTATATGCATCGTACCAATCCTTAGAATCTTCCGAACACTTCACAATATGCGAATAATGGGTTAATCCTATAGTCTTAATGACTTTATTTACTGTTACTGATTTCCTACAGCCAGGTGGTCCCTGAAACACAAAACAGCACGGTTCCTGTCTCGATGTTTGCTCATAAGACACTACTGCTTTATGAATTCTTTCAAAATCCATTGACACATTATGCAATGGTTTATTTTTTGCAAAAAACCTTTTCATATTAAGATCAAGGAACTCTTTGCTCAAATCTTTAACTTCCTGCCTATAATTATCACTCAATATCACGTGTTTATCTTTATTATACCTATCTAACAATTTTTGTGCCTTGAATATGAATAAAAATTCAGTTAAACCAAACAAATCCAAAACGCTACTTAAATACTCTTGTATACTGAGCGGAAAAAATGAAATTACTTTGAACATAATTTGAGAAACTAAAGAAAAAAATTCAAAAATAAAACCATTATCATCAAATAACTTTTTATTGGTTAAAATTGTCATTTTCTTCAAAATGCAAACTATCGAAGCTGGTAAAACTGTACTAATTCCTGCAATTAAAATCGTTTCCAATGTCTCTGCTTTAAAAGCAGCTTTATCAACTAAACTATATACATCCAAAACTAAACTTGATAAATTCAAAATACTTAAATTTTCATCATTTACTACACGACAAATATTCAATAAAATTTTTATCAATATCACACCATAAGATTTAACTACGTTCACTAAAATGTTGTCATTCAAGGGATTTATGATTGCGGTTTTCAAACGCATATATTTAGAATTCACATCATTGCTAACTCTTCCTATACTAGCGACAACTTCAAAAATAGCACTTAAACCACTCAAAAATTCATTAAACTTCGTTTTAATTGATGTATAAGTTTCCGATAACGTTTCTTGACGAAATAAACTTTGTTGCCTCAACTGAATAACAAAATGCTTAGCTTCGTCTTTTTTACCTTCATACTTTATCGTCCAATTTTTGTACTTAAAACAAGGTAGATCTCTTCTTTTAAAGTCATTTCTATGAACTTCTAGAAAACTTTTCTTGTAAACATTCAAAACGAACAAATTAGATTTATTTATCGATACATATTTGCAAAACTGTTTCTCGTCACCTTCTGCACGAAACCCTTGGCTTAAGGAGCGAAAAGAATTATTCAAACCCAACCAAAATAAATCTCTTCGTTCTTGTATTTCCTCACATATCATAATTAGCCTCCTTATATAAAAAATCAAA